CAGAATTTAGTAGATCGCTACATGTCGTGGAATCCTTTGACCCACCTGATGGTTGGGCTAGGGTACGTGCCGGAGATTATGGCTACAGTAGTCCTTCTTGTATTCTTTGGGGTGCTATAGACTGGGACAACAATATCTGGATATATAGAGAACTGTATATAAAAGGCAGAACTGGTGAAGCTCTTGGTGAATTAGTATTAGAATTAGAGAGAAACGATCCAACCATGCAAATCTCTGTATTAGATGCAAGTTGTTGGAACAGAACAGGGTTAGGTCCAAGTATAGCAGAGACAATGAATAGAGGTGGCTGTAGATGGATACCATCCGACAGAAACAGACTAGCAGGAAAGATAGAAATACACAGAAGACTAGCTTGTGACAGCAGAGGACAACCAAGAGTAAGAATTATGGACAATTGTACAAATTTAGTAAGAACACTTCCTACATTGCCTCTATCTAAGCACAACCCAGAGGATGTAGACACAAAAGCAGACGATCACGCATACGATGCGTTACGATATATGATGATGGTAAGATCTTTACACAATGCAAGCACACCGTACTATTCTAGCAGACAAACACAACGGTATGTGCCGGAAAATGAGGTATTTGGATACTAATGGCTGATAAAATTACTGCAAGACCATTTAGAAGAAATGTAAACGATTTTAAAAATCTTTTAGATGTTATGAATATTAAATCTATAAAAGACATACCTTCTCGTCAAGATATAGTAGCTAAGATTGCTGCTGGTAATCATACTGCAAGAGATGTGTGGTTTGCAAAAATGTATCAAAGTGGTTTAAATTTAAAAATTGCTAACAAAATACGTTTAGGAAAATATGATGTATCTGAAAATGTTAAAACTATACTATATCATATGCAAGGAGCCTTTCCAGAAGTTAAAGGTAATAAAGAAACTCCTTCAGGAATTGTATCAACAGTAAAAAAACACCAAAATCAAATACCTAATTATTTTACAAAAAAGTTTATAGATGTAGAAACTTCTTTAAGAGATATGAAAGGTACTAATTTTACAACGCTAACTAATGTTGTAAAAAATACTCTAACTAAAGGTTTACCTGTACAATCAGAAAAAGTTAAAAATATATTTGCCCCTATTGATAATATAAAAAATTATGATGGCATAATGAAAAAAGTATTTGGAGGAATTGCTGAAATACCCGACAGAAGTACACGAGAATTTGTTATAATTAATTTGCTCGGAACTAGGGGTGATCAAAATTTAGAAATGGTAGCAGATAGAACTTTAGCTCAAGAACTTTCTCCCCCAAGAGCTTATTATGATAGAGAAGTTGGAAATATAGCAGGAAGCATTGTTAAAGAAGGTAAAAAACAACTACCAGAAAATGTACCTCTTGGTCCTTTTCTTAGAGATATGATGGATGCAAGATGGGATAGAATGACAAACTTTGGTGAAATTGCTGAAGATGTTGGTATGTGGGATGACCTTCCTGAAAATATTAATTTAGGTGCTTTAGTTGATACTTATGTATTTAAAATAACTAAAGATAACCCACGAGGTATTTTTACAGCTAAAGAAATAGGATTGTTAAACAGACCCGATAAACCAGTTCCGGGTGGTTTTACTGATTTAAGAAGATTAACTATGGCTTGGAATGCAAGAAAAACTGGTAAACGTGCTCTTGCTGATGAACTTTTAGGGCATGGTAAATCAGAAATAAGTGCAGGTGCTGAAACAATTAGTGCTGTAGGCAGTCAGTATTACTTGCCCGGAACACCAACACCTATAGATAATTTAAGAGCTTTTAATACAGCCATGGAACAAAATATAGCTAAACTTTTAAAGTATAAAGATTATACAGAATTAAACAACAAGTGGAATATATTAGGTGCAGACGAAAATGGCGTTGTTGGTAATTACATAAACGCTGTACCAGAATTTAAAACGCAAACTGTTATTCCACCAATTGTAAACGGACAAATTGATGTAGCAGAAATTATTCCAACAACAATTGTATACCAGCCAGATTCTTCAGCAGTTATAGCAGCGAGAGAAGAAAGCCGATTAGCTAATTTATCAAAAGATACCGCAGATGCAAATTTTGGAATATATCAAAAAGCTATGACTCTTATGAATGATTATAATGCAGTGCCGGGTAATGTAAAAATAACTTTTGAAAAAGCATACCAAATGATTATGGATAAATCTAAAGTAGATAAACCACCAATGGTATTAACAGGTAAAGCTAGAGAATTACAAAAAAATTCTCAATTAATAGATGCTGGAAATCGTTTAGATAATCAAATTCCTGCTACACAAGCAGAAATAGATAAAGTAGCACAAGAGACTGGTGCAGATATGAACACAAGAGCCGGAAGAAACTCAGTAAAAAACGTTTTAAAAGGACTGGGAAAGTATCTGCCATTTGTTAGTTTTGCAGCAGGATTATATACAGCTAAACAAATAAAAAAAATGCCAGCAGAAGCTTTTGATCCAGAAGCAACTATTATAGATGAGGGCCCTCGTGCAGGACAACAAGATATGCGAGGACAAATATTAGGAGCATTTGGAATTGACACAGCTAAAGAACGGCAAAATCTTAGAGCTAATTACGAAAAAATTACTGGTGTATTACCAAGACAATTAGCTATATTTCCACCGGGTGAAGTAATAGTACCAAGTGTAAAAGACGCAGAAAAAGCAAAACAAAAATCAAAAGAAGTAAGTAATTTTCTAGCCGATGAACAAGTTTTTTAATTTTAACAACAACAACTAAAGGAGACGACTATGAATAATATGATGAGTTACGTGAACGGAAGTTTAAAACAAGGAGCAATGAATGAAGCTAACGAAGGTTCATTACATCGTGAAGGATTAGATGGAAGCATTATGGGTGCTAACGCAGGTACTATTGCTGGACCATTCCAATCAACACAAGACGCTAAATCCGTATCTGCAAACCAAACAGGTGCATTAGGTACAGTAATGGCTGCTTCAAAATACACACCATAATATAACAACACAAAGGGAACAGTATGTCTGATCCAATAGATTTAACAGAAGAAATATCTCAGAGTTCTGGAGTTATTGGCGTAATAAAAGAACGAATGAGGGCTGCTGAAGATAGTAGGCAAACCCATGAAGAACGCTGGTTAAAGGCGTATAAAAACTTTCGTGGAGTGTATGATTCTACTACACAGTATACTTCTACAGAAAAATCTAAAGTATTTATAAAAATAACTAAAACTAAAGTGTTGGCTGGCTACGGACAAATTGTAGACATTTTATTTGCTAATAAAAAATTTCCAATAAATGTAGAGCACACACCTGTTCCTGAAGGTGTTGCAGAGTTTGCCCATTTAAAAACTCCTGCAGATGAATTATCAGGTGGAGCAACAGATCCTTACGGATTTGAAGGAGATGGTAGAGAATTACCTCCCGGATCAACAGGGGCAGCACCGCCTAATCTTGATTTTTTAGGATCTATGGCTAGTAGGTTTGGTCCAGATGCACCCGTATCGGAAGGGCCTGCTAAAATAGGAGAACCTCAAATTTCTCCAGCACAATCTTCTGCATTGGCAATGGAAAAAGTTATTCAAGATCAACTTACTGACAGTAATGCGGTTAATGTTTTACGACACGCTATATTTGAATCTACCCTTCTTGGTACAGGAATAATAAAAGGCCCTTTTAACTTTAATAAAACAATCCATCGGTGGGAAGATACTGAAGAAGGAAGACAGTATGCTCCTGAAGATAAACTTGTACCACGCATTGAAGCAGTAAGTATTTGGGATGTATATCCAGATCCTTCAGCAACAAATATGGATGATTGTGAGTACGTAATTCAACGCCACAAAATGAATCGCTCTCAAGTGCGTAACCTTATGAAAATGCCAATGTTTAATCCGGAAGCAATACGAGAAGTTATTGCTGGTGGTGGAAACTACGAAGAAAAATACTTTGAAGACACTATTCGTGATGATCAAAACCAACCGTATGCAGATCAAGAACGCTATGAAGTGTTAGAATACTGGGGCATACTTGATGCTTCTTTTGCACAAGAGTTAGGCATAGAGGGAGCACACGACTTAGACCCTCTTGATCAAATACAAGTAAATATCTGGATTTCTGGAGGACAAGTATTACGAGCTTGTGGCAATCCATTTACTCCAGAAAGAATGCCTTACTATGCGTTTCCATATGAACTAAGCCCATACCAAATTTGGGGTGTAGGCATACCGGAAAACATGGAAGATGCACAAATGCTTATGAATGGTCATGTACGTATGGCTATAGATAACTTGGCACTGGCTGGCAATCTTGTATTTGATGTAGATGAAACGTCTCTTGTACCCGGACAAAATTATGACATTTTTCCCGGTAAAGTGTTTAGGAGACAGTCTGGTGTTACTGGAACCGCTATAAACGGTATAAAGTTTCCTAGTACAGCTGGTGAAAATATACAAATGTATGATAAAGCAAGGCAACTTGCAGACGAAGAAACAGGTATACCAAGTATTATGCACGGACAAACAGGAGTAACCGGCACTGGAAGAACAGCTTCTGGTTTATCTATGTTGCTTGGCTCTTCTGGACTATCTATAAAAACAGTCATTAAAAACATAGATGATTATCTGCTTAAACCTATGGGAGAATCTTTCTTTCAATGGAACATGCAATTTAATGATAGCAACCCAGACATAATTGGTGATCTTGAAATTAAACCAAAAGGTGCTGCTTCTGTAATGCAAAAAGAAGTGCGTTCACAAAGATTAGTTTGGTATTTTAATTCTGTAGCTAACCCAATGCTTGCACCATTTATTAAAATACCAAACTTGTTAAAAGAATTAGCTATATCTCAAGACATTGATCCAGATAGCTTAGTAAATGACGTAAGCGAAGCACAGATTTATGCTGAAATACTCAAAGGATTACAAGATGCCCAACAACCCGAAGGACCGCAAGGAGCCCCTCAAGGACCTAGCCCCGCTGCTGGCTCAGGACAAACTGGAATGGGAGGTATTGGAGGAGTACCTCAAGGGTCTCCACAATCAGACCCTAACGGCACTGGTGGTGGCACCATCGGAACTGGAAGTGTACCGTCTGCAGGGGAAGGCGGCTTTACTGGAAATGCTCCTCCGATTGAAGGTTAATTTTAAGGAAATGAAAAAGAATGGCAATAGGAACTGATAATCCATTTGAAGATGATGTTACAGGCCTAGACGTTGTAGGTGTGCAGCCGGGATCTTTTGATAAAGCTTTAGAAATGGCAAGTCAAGAACAGATTGCTAAGTCTTTAAAGCCTAGCATAGAGACAGAAGTGCCCGAAATAAAAATAGATGTACCAGAACAGGCACAAATTTCTGTAAATAGAGACCCTTTAGAACTACAAACTTTTGATTTATTAGGTCTTAAAACAGACGATGCAAAATCTGGAAGTGATCAGTTAGGGTTTAATGTAAATAGTACTAATTCTGAAATGCCAATTTTTAGCAATGAATTACCTGATTATAGAAAAACTATCACAGCAACAGATATTTCAAAAATAGGCAGTCCCGGTGAATCAGCAGAAACGGCAGGCAGGGATACAAACCCCGACATGCCTAATTATGGTGTAGAACCAGATTTAGACGCTTTATATGATGCTGCTGGTAGAAAAGTTAAAGAATATGCAAATGAAGGGTATGGATATTTAAAAGAATTATATCAAGATACGTTTGGCACACAAAGTTTACAAACAACTGGCAGCCTTCGTAACTTATCACAATATGGACAGCCCTATTCTGGAGGATATCTCGGTACTTACCCAACACAATCTTCTATAGGTTTAAGTAGTGCACCACCTGCATCTTTAGCTGGATCTAGTAGTGGGGCCATGGCTCAAATGGCTTCTGGAACATATAGTGGGTTTGCAAATCTTGGTGTTA